TTTTAACATATTTTTTTAACATTTTTTTTCTTGTCGTTAAAATTGCTAGTGTTTATAAGGGTTGTAGACGTAAACTTTTTTTACAAATAATTAATTATCGGTCAAGTTTTGTGCAATTATCGGTCAAAGTTTCAGGTGTTACCCTTATTCTATTACAAAATTCGTCAAGTTTTACCCTTATTTTGTGACATAACGTACCATATAAGGCACAAAACACCACTTTAAAGTGCGTTTTAATACCCGTTAAGGTGCAATATAATGTGAGTTTAATCGGAATATACCCGATTAGGTACGCAAATGTTCGCAAATATCCTATTATAATACGAAAAAAGCCAACCCCGAAAGGCTGGCTAGGGCTTACAACGCTAATTGTAAGGTGGTACTAATTTAAAAAAGCCAACCCCGAAAGGCTGGCTTCAAAACAGAACTAGAAAAAAGTGTTGCAATTTACTTAAAAAAGTATTCGTTTATTGACTTTGTTAATAACCCGTAGTTAAAGTGTATAAAACCCGAACGGCCAAGTTGAAAGTTTGTAGCTACCCAATTAGAAGACGGACTAAAAGCGGGGTAATTGTAATACTTGAATACGTCCGAACTAGACGCATCGAACAAGTATTGGTGCGAGTCGCCTTTTTCAAAAATAATTTCGTACCCTTTATTAAGTAGGTCTTTGGTATGTAAGAAACCGACTATTTTATTTATTTGGTTCGGATCAATCTTTGGTTTAAATCCGTGTTTAAGGTTGTGTGTGTCTTTGCCGTGTGTCGAAATGAAACAATAGTTACCTACAAGTTCCCAGTCTATAAACGCAGTTTGGTTAATTACCTTGACGTTCTTTAATTGGGTTTCAATGTAGGATTTTACAGCTTGGTTAACAAAGTACGCAAAGTCGCCAGCGTGGTTGTCATTACATACGCTTCTAAAAACAATCAATTTGTAGTGTGGTGCGAGGGCTTCTAAAAGACGAACCTTAAACATAAAGCCTACGTCGAACGCTTTTTGGTTTGACATGTTCTGAGGCAACGCATGGCCGCCCCTAGTTGTTTGGCCGTTAAACCCGTCTAAAAAGTCGCCTAGATCCGAAATGTAAAGTATATTACTTTCTTGTTTTTCTAGGGTAAAGTTAACCATTTGCGTAAGGCGGTCAAAAAGTATTGCTTCGTTCCATTCTGTGGGGTACATTGAACGGCCTTTGTCGCTTGCGTCCATTCCGATATGTACGTCGGTAAAAACTAGCTTGTCAAATTCGCCCTTTAGTTCCCCTTTACGTAGCTTTTCAGTAGCTAACGGGGGTACGTCTTCAAATAGTTTATTAAAGTCAATCTTATTAACGTCGAACTCATTACCAAAAGACGGGTTTTTAAAGAACAAACTAGCGTCTTTATTTTTTATCCATCCGTGTTTTACGTCTTTTTCGTCTAGTCCTAACCCGTTGGCTTGTTCTTTTATTGCGCGGTATTGATTAATTAGCGCGAGTTCGTCTGGCCTTAGTCTTATTCGGGGTACACCCTGACTAACTATTGGTCGGCCACCTTTGTTTTTCTTCATAAAGGGTTTTTATAATGTCTAAGAAGGTAATTAGTAAAGATACCCACCGCAAAACCTAAAACTAACAATAAAATATTAGGCTTAGTGTTCTTATGCTTTTCCGTTTTCCATTTGACGACCTCAACTTTTTGTATCATTTTCAAGGTGTCGCGTTTTAACTTGTATTCAATACGCTTCTCAAATCGCGTTTGAGGCACAAAAGAACGCTTGTAACGCACTATCGTATCTTTTTGGACTAATACCCTTTCCCACATTATAGAGTCCCTTAAAACGTAAGGAATTGAGTCAATGGTTAAAACTTGTATTGTGTCCGCGACATCGTCGCAGCGGTAACCTTTTTTAATTGCTTTACGAACGTGGTAATTTACGCCGCAACTTGTCGCAAATATTGCCAATATAAGCGACAAAATTAGCCTACTTGGCGATTTCAAAGTGCATCCAATCATAATTTTTTTCTTTACCGAGTGAAACAAAGCCGTACTTATAAAAAATGTCAATCATTGGTTTATACTCAGGGCGTGCAAAGCGCGCTGTCTTAGAAGTTTCTTTTAAAAGATTACGTGCGGGGTCTAAGTCTATTGCAATACCCCAAGCATGACGCGACCAAGACGAACCGCCGCGCATTTTACGAAAGTTAAAACAACCCCCGTAAAGGTCTATTCCTAGTTCTACAATACGTTCGTACCCGTAGACTAACAAAAGGTCGTTAAACACCTTTAAAAACGCATCCGCGACCAACTTGTGGCAACGCATCTTTGTTACTTTTGTGTCTAAGTCCCATGCAATACGCATTGGGTACGGCAAATTAATAGTAGTTAGGTACGTTCCCCTTTCGTTAGGTTGTCCGTATTTTGCTAAGGCTTGTGCGGTTGTTATCATAACTTGTTTTTAAATGTACAATTGTCAAGTTTTTCGCGCTATTTAATGGACATTATAAACCCCGCCAACGTTATCAGCGGGGGGTTCTCGGTGTTCACCTATGGCAACCAATCGAGTGGAGTCACTTTAAATCTTCTAGTTGCGTTCTACTTCTTTTAATAAACTGCATGAATTTTTCCCAAACATTAACCCCCGTAACTGAGTAGTAACTTTCGTTAATACTTTTTACTTCGGTTGCCACGCAAAAGAACGTGAACATTTTGGTTAAAACAAGATCAATAGAAATAAAATGCGCTAGAATGTCAGCTACTACAAACTTTTCCAACAGAAAAACAAACGTAATAGCCCCCGTATAAAGTAAGCTTTTAGAAATTGTATGAGACAAACGTCTAGAACGTATCGAAGCCCAGCCGTTTTTCTTAACCGAACGCCATATTCCAAAACAAGTGTCTAAGATTATAGTGAATACCGCAAGTAAAACCAGGGGTGTAATAGGACTAAGAACCGAAAGGCTAGCGAAAAGGAAGGCTTTAACGTTTGTCGACATCTTAAAAAACCATTATAGCGTTGTTGTACCCGTTGTCATTGTAACGCTGGCCACAACGTCCCCAGCATGTACCTACGCAGTCGCACGCGTCAATCTGCGGGCGTAAATCCGTGTCTTTATTTGTTTGGCTAGTGAATTGCGGGTAAAGGTTTTTGTTAGCTAGTAGGTATTTGATTAAACGTTGTTCGTAGAAACTCGCTTTTTGTGCGTAATGCTCCATTGAAAAGGCAACCTCAGCACGTGAAACGCTGCCCGAATAGTCGCCAAATTGAGTTTGAATACCTTTGTTTTTAAGTTGGTACGAAAGACCAAATACAGCGTCTTCAGCCGAACGCCAAGCCACAACGGGTTGTATAAACTCTACTAGCGTTTCTTCGTCGTTCGTCAAAGTTTGCGTGTTGTACTTGTTTAACATGTACTTATAGAACGTTGTGCCTAGAATTGGTTGTACTCTAAGGTCGCTTTGTGTAGCAATGTAAGGCGTTACGTCGGTAACGTCTACGTTTGCCGTAATAGGCGTGTTCGTCTTTAGGTATGTTTCGGTAATGAAGTAAATCATTTCTTAAATGTTTGGGCGGGTTGTTGTGAAGCTACTGCGTCGCCACCTTCGACGGGTGGTAAGCTTGCGAGGGCGCGTATTTCGTTTGGTGTCATGGTGTCCAAAACTTTTGTAGCTACAAGCGGACTCATTGCGTTCAAGGCGTCTTGGGTTTTCGATGCGTCGCCCTCAACTTCTACAATTGTTTCGTTAATTATTTGGAAATTCTTAATAGTAAAGTCAGCTTTGAGTCTAGAAATGTTCAGTAGTTCGCTAAAGATTTCGGTAACCATTTCGCGCAAAGGAATAACTACGTTCTTTTCAAAGATTACGTAAGCTTGTTTAATGTCAGCGCCACCACCTAGCGAACCCGTTGTGCGTACTCCCATTAATATAGGGTCAATTGTATGGGCAAAACAAATTTGTTCCGTGTTAAGCTGCGAAGCTTCTTGAAAAAGTTTGTCGTTTTGGTTGGTTGGTATGCTTTCAATCTTAGGTAATTGATCTTGACTATTGGCAAAGAACGCCACGCCTTTACCCGCGTTTGCCGCGCCTTTCATGCGGTCTATTGTGTC